CGGCACAGGCCGACAATCCCCTGAGGAGGTGCCGTATGAACGCACAGGCGGTGGGGAGCGAGGCGGGGAAACTGTCGGGCCATGACGTCAAGCGAGTGTTGCTTCACGTTGTGCAGATGGGGCTGGGTACTGGGCTGACGGTTCTGGCGGAGAATCTTGGCGGTCTGGGGCTGGGACCGTGGCAACCGATCGCGGCAATTGCGATCACGGGGGCGATCGATCTGTTGCGGCGGTGGGGAACTTCAACGGCGGTCGTGCCGGTGGAGCCAGCCAAGTGACCGCAGTTTTCGGGGCGGCTGCATTCGTCGTGGCATTGGCAGCGCAGGTTGCTCCGGTGCTGGCACAGGCTGCAGACGGAGGACAGGGCATTGTTGGCATCTCACCTGGTGCAGCGTTTGAGGCATTCAGGGATGCGCTGAATGTTGGCGTGATCGGCGTGGTCGGGTGGGCTATCCGTTGGGTAATTGTGAATATTGGGCCAAAAGTAATCGAAGCGATGGATGGGCATAATCGACTGATCAGCAAATTGGAGTTGTCGATCGAGCGACAAGACACCAAATACGATGGGATGATCAAGCAACTGACCGACCTACACCAATCCTGCCAGAACTGGAAACCGAAGCCATGACCGACACCGAACCTTACGGCGGCGGAGTAATTCCGCCAGTGAACACGATGCCGGGCTTTCCCCCGGCGAGCGTCAATCCCAAGGTGGCCGAAATCGCACAGGAGATCACGCTGGCGGTCATGGCTGTGCTGGCCCGCTATGGGTTCGGGCCGACTGTTCCGGCACCTTCTCCTCCCCCTCCCCCTCCCTCTGGGCCGATGGCATGAAGTGGCTCAAACTCGCAATCCAGATCCTCAGCAGCCTTTCCGGCCTGATCGCGGCGGGGAACCTCGGGAGACTCACGGGGGCTGAGGCTGACGGCGGACCAGGGACACTGGCGGCGTGGGTGGGCTTACCTGCCCTGCTGTCGGCTGCGGGTGCTGTCGGTCAGCGGCTTGTCAGCGGGGCGGTTGGCGACACTGCCAAGCCGGGTTCACCGGGTCATGCGGAGGTCTGCCAGAGCGTCTATCAGTTGGCGGTGGCGTGCGAGTGGGAAAGGCTGGTTGCGGTCGTCAAGGCGTGGCAGGCGACGAATCCGGAGCCCAAGCCGTGAGACTGGCTCCTCTCATCCTGTTGGCCGTGCTGGGCTGTGTGCCTGTTGGGCCGACGCCATCGCGCGACACGGTTCCCCCAGCGGATGCGGTCGAGCAGGCTGCCAGAGAGTTCCGAGTGACGCTGTTCAAGGAACTGAGCGAGCGAGCGGCCAAGACATCGGAGACCGACCCCGGCGACTGGCAGGCAGCGGCAGAGGCGTGGAGAGCCGAGCAGGTCGAGGCACGAAGGGTGGCCAACGAGGGGCTGGAGGCGGCGATTCTGAAGGCCGCAGGCGAGCAGGACCGGTGGGATCGGGAGCGGTGGCGGAGCGTGTTGCAGAGCCTTTCGCGGGGGTGGGCGGATGAGTGACCGCTGGACTGTCCATCATGGCGACTGCCGCGAGGTGATGCGGACTCTCGACCCAGAGAGTATCGACAGCATCGTCACCGATCCGCCCTACGGCTTATCGTTCATGGGCAAGGGGTGGGACCACGGCGTCCCCGGCGTGGAGTTCTGGACCGAAGCCCTTCGAGTGGCCAAGCCGGGAGCCCACTTGCTGGCGTTTGGCGGGACTCGGACGTATCACCGGCTGGCGGTGGCAATCGAGGATGCAGGCTGGGAGATCCGCGATTGTGTGATGTGGGTCTACGGCAGCGGGTTCCCGAAGTCGCACGACGTGAGCAAGGCGATTGACCGGGAAGCGGGGGCGGAGCGCGGTCGCTCAGTCGTTCGCAGCAAGTCGGTGAGCACGTGCTATGCGCAAGACGAGTGGACGCGATTGAATGCGGGGACGGTTCTTGACGCTACGCCGATCACAGCCGACGCCTCGAGGTGGGTCGGCTGGGGTACTGCGCTCAAGCCAGCCTACGAGCCGATCATCGTGGCCCGTAAGCCACTGCGGGGGACTGTGGCAGGGAACGTTCTGGAGTGGGGCACGGGCGGGATCAATGTGGATGGGTGCCGGATTGAGGCTGAGGAAAACCTAACACGACTGCAAAGTAAAACCGCTTTGTTTTCGCAGGAATCAAGACCGTGGAAAGATCGCATCGATACAAGCGACTTGAAGATTCTGGGGTCCACCATTGGTCGCTGGCCCGCAAACTTCATCCACGACGGCAGCGAGGAGGTAACCGATCTGCTGGGGGATGCGGCGAGGTTCTTCTACTGCGCGAAGGCGAGCAAGCGGGATCGGGATGAGGGGTGTGAGGAGATGGAGGCTATCCACCGTGCGAACGGAAACAAATGGACTGACCAAGACTACAGAGTATTGAGCGGAGAGCGTCCACCTTCGGCAGAATCCGGCCCCCGTCGTAACCATCACCCGACCGTCAAGCCAACGGACCTGATGCGTTACCTCTGCCGATTGGTCACGCCCCCTGATGGGCTGGTACTCGACCCATTCACCGGCAGCGGTTCGACGGGCAAGGCGGCAATTCTGGAGGGCTTCCGGTTTGTTGGCTGTGAGTTGTCCGCCGAGTACATTGAGATTGCACGGGCGAGGATCGGACACGCTGCGGGACAGTCGAGACAGAAGGAGCTGGCCTTAGCATGAGTGAGCACGGTCTGGGCTGCCTTGAGGCATCGTCTGTCGAGATCGGTCTGGTCGATTCGGTCTGCACTGCTGCGCCTGAGGTGAGCGGCGACATCCCCGACACGCTCAACGCGCGGAAATGGCTGCGGGTCAACGATCAGGGGCGGCGGAATAGCTGCTGTGGCAATGCTGTGGACAAGGCCTTGGAATGGTCCCGATGGGCTGGGCTGGACTACGGGGATCATCCGGAGGATCTGTCGGCGAGGTGGTCCTATCTGGCGGCACTGGAATGGGCGCAGACGCTGTACAGGGGGGACAACGGAGTAAGCATCGAAGCGGGGGTCATGGCCTCACGCGATGTTGGCGCAGTTCTGGAGAGCGAGTTTCCGTACTGGCGTGATTCGGAGCGGTTTGACAGCGAGCTTCCATCCAATCTCATGCAGCGGGCTGGACTCCATCGAGTGCGGTCTGTGGCGAGAGCTACCACGGGGGAGGAGGTGATCCAACGGCTTGGGGCAGGGATCGGCGCGACCGTGTTCGGGATGTACTGGTCGAGCCAGATGAGCGAGTATCGAGGCGGCATCTTGGATCGTGTTCCCGGGGGGCGGAACCTCGGCGGACATGCTGTCTGTGCGGTGGACTACGAGAAGGCCCGGGGAATCATCTGGATTGCGAATTCGCACGGCGAACAGTGGGGCGATCGAGGCTGGTTCGCGGTGACTGTGGACACGATGACCGCGCTTCTGGCACAGCCTTTCGGGGCGTTTACGGTTTCCGGCGTGATGGGTTTCGCGCCGAGACGATACCGGTTTAAGGGATTCATGGCGTGAAGACAGCGATTCTGATCGCGGCACTGTGCCAATTTACTGATCCTGGAGACACCCGACCGGGGAAAGGCAGGACTCATCCCCCTGCTGAGTTGCCGTCAGCGGTCGATAGTACCCTTCCTATCGAGAGCGCGGCGGCACTCCCCCGGGTGTGGATGATCACAAGCCCGGCCTGCCCGCCATGTGCAAGGGCTGAGGAGTGGATCAGGGACAATGGGTTTCCGTTCGCCATCACACGACAGGCCCCACGGGAAGGGCAAGGTACGCCGACTTGGATCTTTCAGGGATCGGACGGGAGATGGTGGCAGGTGGCTGGCTGGCGTGGTCGGGAAACTGTAGAGCAATTGGTAGCGGCATACGCGGAGAAGAATCCCCGGCAGGAGCCCGTAGCAGCCCCACGGAAGGCTTCAGCAGCCGATTCGACCGTTGAGACTATCCGGCGGTTTGCTGGGCGTGGCGGGCGGTTTACCTTCGTCCCAGACAGTCCGCAGAATGCACAGGTTACCGACGGCGTTACCCTGCAGGTGGGAGAGATCAAGGGGCGGTACGATCTGAGCGGCGCGGAACCTCGAATCACGTTCGATCAGCCGACGCCCCGGGGCAGCGTGGAAAAGTTTGGTCTGTCGATCGGCTACCGGGTTGAGGGGGCGACATGGAGCCCGCCACGGAATGAGGTCAAGGTGTCCA